CCGAGATATCCGGTTTCAATCCTCTTGTCGTTGTCTGTGCCATGGAGGATTTTAGCGAGGATTATCTTTGTTGAGATTGCAGGAGATACTTCAAGGTACTTTGTTTCACTTTCGGGAACATTGATGGTCTTGAAATACTCAGAGGCTTCGGCTATCGTGCTGAAAATGTCTGCCGTGTTAATGGTTGCGTTGGTGATTGTTTTCCCCGCGTCGGCATATTTGCCGAATACAAAGGTATCAAGGTCGCCAGCCATGGTAATACCCATCTGCCGCTTGAGTTCCTCCCAAAATCCCTTCCTCGATTGTGCTTCGTCAAGATCGTCGTTGAAGATATGACAGTATTTGGCCTGGTCGATAAGCAAATACTGTGCCGCCGATGCTCCGGTGTCGGGGTCGGCAATTTCCGTATTCCTTGTATAAACTTTGGAGACTACGGGGCCAACCGTCAGGATTTTAACCTGATCGCCAAACTGCTTAATTTGGCCCTCATAATTCCGGTTGCAGTGCTTAACTCCTATAAGCACTTTGTCACGTTCTTTCATTACATCCGCTGCCCATAGCAGTGGAATGAAATTTTTAGCGCCCATCTTTCATCATCCTTTCCATTAAAAAAAGCACTATTTCCAGTGCTTTTCTGATTCTTTGATTGCGTTGTAGTTTTGGGTGAGTTCATCACGGCCCATTGCGGCTACCTGTTCTCTTGTGAAGAAGGTCCCCGTTTTGCCGTTTGATTTGACCGAACCTGTCGAAGTCTCCGCATTTTTCGTGTTCGCCGTCTGCGTCTGGTGTTGGGTTTCCACTCCTGACAACTTCTCTTTCAGAAGCTTGTTTTCATGAATGGCGTACGCACTCGCCAACCTGTGTCCCTGCTGTACCAACTGCCATACCTCTTTAGGTATCTGCTCCGGTTTCACATCGGGGTACATTTGCAGGAATTCGATATACATTTTCCGGGTATCCTCCTGCCGTTGCTGTTGCTGCGTTTCCTTCTGCCGCTGCTTTTCGGTCTGTTCCTTCCATTGTTGCAGCTCGTCCACTTTCAAGAGTTTTTGAGCGTATTCAGGCGGGATATTCTTTTGAACCAACTCATCAAGCCTTTGTTTCTGATCATGTTCCTGATCATTCTTAATAAGCTGTTCAACGGTAATCCCAAACCTCTGCGCCTTTTGCTCCAAGTAGGACAGCGTGGGGTGACTTTTCAGTTCGGAATCAAATCGATTTTTGTATTCAGCTTCAATGCGTTCCCGTTCTTTTGCAAGACGGGCCGCAAATGCCTTTTCAACTCCCTCGGTTCCCCCGGCGGCGGGTTTTTGTTCTACGCCCGTATTTATCTGAGTTTGTTGTGTTTCTGTCGTTCCCTGTGTTGTAACTTCGCTGCCTGTCTGTTCGGCGGCAACAGATTGATTTACGCCCGTAATTTCTTCTGGCATTTTCAAAACTCCTTTCATATCGGCGACATATGACGATTTACGCCCGTAAATTTTTATATGGAAAAGGCGGCTTCATAGCCGCCCTTCTCAACGTATTTTGTATATAGTTCCGGTCTGTACAGGTGTACCGCCGGGTAGTGCGTGTCTATCCGAACTTTGTATCCGGCACACGCCGCCCGGACACAGAAGAACCGATCCTCCCCGTCAAACCCCAAGTTGTAAATGTCACAGTAGTTCACGCCCTTTTCAAAAACGCTCCGGTGCAGAAGAATACACGCTCCGGTCTGGCCAACTACATAAGTTCCCGGTCTTAGCCACTCGGCGACATGCGCATAGTCAACCCCTGAATAAGAATCATACATCCAGCAGTTTGGAAGAGGTTGTCCTTCCTTGTCCCACCTTGTCCAGAATATTTCAGCCACAATATCCTTTTTTGTCTCAAGCAACTGAACAAGGGTTTTCGGGTGAAGCATCAGATCCGTATCAACAAAAAGAATGTAATCGTAATCATTTTCAAGGGCAAATTTGGCAATACCGTTTTTCATCTTGATGATGTTGCCGACTAACTGAGAATTCCATATATGCCTGTTCCCGTCGCTCTCATACTCATCCTTCGTGGTGTATTCCGCAAACATACAAGGTTCCGGATGGTCTTTGATAATCGGTATCAACTCCGGACAATTATGCAAAATAAAAAGCCTGTCAACCTGACAAGGCTTTTCAAGGTTTTTCAGGGATTTCAAATACTCCCTGAAAATTTCCGGTTTTTGCCGGGTAGGTGCGGCTATCAGAATTTTCATAAATCCTCCTTATGCGTGCCAATCATTGTAAATTTCTATGTATGCATCTGAAACAATAATGTTGCCAACCTCTTTTTGAAGGTTAACCACATCGTCTATCGTGTTTATGTCAATTAACCATCCTTCTTTATACTCTGAATCTTTTTTAAGTGGATGCCCTTCAAGCTTTAAACACGCTTCTTTCCAATATGCTTTTTCGCAAGGTTTATCTGACTTTTCAAACAAGCCTTCTCTGTTCAAAGAATAGCACTGTGAAGTTTTAAAAATAAAATATCTCATTATACCTCCTCCTTAATAAAAACCGTATGATAGCAGTACAACCCGCATTCATCATTGCGTATCGCATTTTCAGGCGGTTTGTTTTCGTAATCGCCATGCGTAAACCCTTCCGATATATCAATCAGCTCCACAGGATGTCTTATGCACGAATACCGCCCGTCCATTGTCAAGTCCATTGTCAGTACAAGTCTGCCGCCGGGTTTTAATACCCTGTGGAATTCCTTCATTACCTCTTTCACAACTTTAAGCTTGATATGCTCCAATACGCTGATGCAGTACACGGTATCAATGGAGTTATCCGGCACGGGCATCTTGTCTATCCCGGCGACTATATGAGTTATGTTCGGGTGCTTTTTGCTGTTCAGTAAATCCGGGTTTATGTCTATGCTGTAAACTTTGCAGTATTCAGCCAGTTCATATTGAAACGGGTAATTCGGACCGCTTCCGGCATCAATCACGGTTTCGCCCGATTTGATAAGGTGTTTCGCCCATATGTATTCATATAAGCGGCTCCACCATATATCCGGAATAGTGAAGTCCTGTATTTTGTTGCATTTTTCATCCGTGGTCTTAAAATAACCGTTCATACAAACCTCCTCAAAACAGGTTCATCCATGATTGATTTGTATTGGTTCAGACAGCCGTATTCGCCTTTAGGATCAGATTTCATGTACCTTTCGTATTTATCCTGCCTATCTTCCAGCCGGCTCCAACCCCAATGTTGAATTTTCACCGGGCAAGCGGCTATTTTGCAACCCGCATTTATCGGGAAGCGCCCACAGTGTAAAGGTGTTTCCTTCCAGAAGTAGTCTTTGTCCTCATACTTCACGATGAAGGGCCAAACCCCGTTATGCGCTTGCCAATAGTAATCATCCCGGTAATGGGTTTCATCCCACATGTCATAAAGTTGAAAAGCAAGGCTGTTACACTTCGCCTGTTCCGCTTGCATGACATAACTTTGTATCTGTTCCGGATGGTCGAATGTTTCATCGGCGTCAAGACAAAGGATCCAATCCCCGAACCGTGTGCCATGAGTGGCAAGTTCCCACAGGAATCTTCGCTGTTTCAGTTCGTTCGTCCCCCAATAGCTTTGAACGCTCGGGAAAACATCAGCGCCGTAAGCCTTGCATATGTCCGGTGTGTCGTCCGTGCTGCAATCGTCAAGCACGACAAAATCATCACAGATAGACCGCAACTGTTCTAAAACCTTTTCAAGCCATCTGCCCTGTTCATTTCTTACCAGCATTGCGCCATGAATCATAATGATCCTCCCCTATCGTTTCGATACTAACGTGACCGCATATCAGTTCGGTATTGCAGAATATCTTGAATCCTACCTGTTTTGCCCTAATGCAAAAAGCCAAGTCCTCACCGATGTTCTCATGCGGGAAAAACCACGGCTTTGGCACGGTTTCAAATACCTCCCGTTTTATGAGAGTACACGCCATACCTACGCCTTGAATCTCAATCAAGCCCTTTGGGTAGTCAAACCAAAACTCCGTATTTTCAAGGTCACATTTCTTGAATATGCAAGGTTCGTACGGTGGTGTCCTCCTGAATGCCAATGCGGAAACAATATCCTTGTCGGCTTCTACTAATTTTGTCAGAAGATCCGCCGGAACCACCATATCGCTGTCAATGAATAACAGCGCATCGTATTCTCCCGACAAAAACGCTTCTGCTGCCTGTTCCCGTGCGGTGTAGACAAGGCTCATCCCAATAGGTAACATATCAACTGTGATCCCCTGTCCCCGTGAATAACAAGCCATCGGGATAAGGGAATAAGCCGCCTGTGGTGCGACATATCCGGTGAATGGGATACATAACAAGACTTTCATAACTCCTCCTAAATTATTAAAACGCGGGTAAGGATTTGTCACCTTACATGCCATACGCCATAGGCTCGTTATTGGGTGGTCGTTTGTTTCCCCTAGCGTCTACCTTTTCCGCCACCGCATTTTTGTCAATTTACTTTCCTTTTCTCAATCGCCGCCACTTTTAGCGGATTATTCAGGTCTGTTCCCGCAAAAAGAGAACAAACCGGCTTTTTCTTCACGGGATCAACCCTTGAGTTTACGCAAACCATCGTAAGAACGCTATAAACGTCTGTGCTGCCAACCTCACTCTCGAGCTTGCTGTTGGCTATCATTAACGGGCTGCCACATTCCGGGCATTTCATTCTGACCACCTCCTATACATTGTTTGGTCTCGCCTTCTGTTGTGCTGCTTTCACCTGTTGCTGTTTAGCTTGGTTCTGTGCTATTACCTGTGGTGTCAGCTTTATCCCTGCCTGTGCCGCCATTTGCGTTTGTCCCTCAGGCGGTAGGTCTTTGAAGTTAATTGATTCACTTGGTCCCTTAGGTGTTTCCTGCTTAGTTTGTGCCTGTTGTGGTGGAACCTGCTGTTGCTGTATCGATTGTGTGATAAGCTGTTTCACTTGGTTTTCATAACCGGCGGGGTCGTTCCTCTGTAGCATCTTCAATTGATTCATGGTTTCCGGTGAAAGTGACGGCTCAATCTGTTCCATAAACTTCGCCATAAGCGCATACATAAACTGCTTGTCCTGCGCCTGTTGTGCCGTCTCTGCCGATTCCCTATCGTCAATCAAACCTTGTTTGTCGGGAATAAGTCCATTCGGTAAACGTTTCAGATATTCAATAAAGGTTACTTTTTCATTCAGCAACAGATTGTCGAGTGTGGTCACCGCCGCCGCTTCGCTCCATTGAGTGGATGGGCCGACGTCAATTTTCAGTTTCAGCTTTACACTCTTCAAGACCGATGTGTCAAAGGGAACAACCTCTTTTACATTGTCCCTTGTGATTTCGAGCATTCTCTGCGGGTATTCGGTGTACTTTGAAGTAAAGAAGTCAAGCCAAATCAGACCAACATCCTCGACATACTTGTAAAATCTCCGCTTAATGCTTGAAAGTGGCACGGCTGTAGCTTTTTGCAAAACAATGATAGCCGATGTATTTGTCGGGTTGGCTTCACCTAATGCCGCATCATTAGCCCCCGCCATATCCTTTGTGATCTGAATGAACCACTCCATAAACTTCATGACCGCTGCTGAAAGTTGTGCGGGTTGCATATATACAGCCGCCCCGCCAACGTTACCTGCATCAGTGCTGTTTACAGCTATTGCGCTGGAAATATCGTTTGTCCATGCGCTTATACGCTGTTTGTCAAACAACACCTTTGGAAAGCCGTGTTTCTGTATCCACAAGGCAATCATAGCGGCCTGACGGTTAATCATGATGTTGTTTGGTATCAGTGCCGTTGCTTCCGCTTCGCCATGCGCTGAACCTTTGCGCTTGTACCAGTTCATAAAGGCTACGGGGTAACGGTGAAGTCCCGTGTCCCATGTATCACGGACAATTACGGTACGGGTTGACCTTCTCGCCATGATGTGATGGACAACCTCTTTAATATATTTCTTACCCGTCAGATCGGCTCCTTCGACATCTTCCGGCTCGTCCCATATTTCAAGGAGTACGATACACTTTCCGTCCTCACCGTCTGCCTCAAGTTCAGTTTTTGCCCTGTCTCCCGCCTGATTCTCTGTTTCATCATCGGCGGTGATTCCTTCAATGTCCTCTTCGCTCACACCATTTTTTTTGGCTTCCCTGCGAATGTCTTTAACCTGTCTGCGGAAAGCAATCAAGATATAAGGCTGAACAGGTCCATAAGCATCGTTTATTTCGGGGTCGTTCGGATCGCCAGGGAAATAGTTCACATTGTCAATAAGTTCCCCTGAAATATCATTTGCCTTGTCATTCCAAAGCCAAAATGACACCATGTCACCGGACAGCGCCGCATCAAGAAGTCCATCCTCATTCATGCCGTCTACTTTCAAATTTTCCCACAGGGTCTTTGAATATTCCGACAATAATTTTGCGGCTGTTATATATAGCTTCTGCTGTTTGTCCTCCGTATTGTCTCCAACCCCATCGGCTGAAAACTGCATGGTTATCATGTCCGACATCACGGAAGAGATTTTATAATCGATTACCCGCTTTGTGACATTCAGAACAGGAGTGGGCAACCCTTTGGCGTCGATACCCTCCCAATGTTTACCCGCATAAAACCTTTCGTTTTTGTTAATAGTGGGTAAAAGCCTGATGTCACTGTTATAGTTCAACCCTTTTTGGTATCTGTCCCATCCGACTGTGTTTTGTTCCATATCCTCACCTCGTTTTTTGGCAATAAAAAAAGACCTGCCTCCCAATTAAGGGAAACAGGTCTGCTAGAGACGCTTTTAATTATTTATTTTATTTTGTTTTCAACCCATTCGAGGAATTTATCAACAGGGATTAAAAACTTTCTCCCTATCCGTAAAATCGGTGCGCCTTCCTCGTTTATCATCCTCCGCAAATTAATGTCCGATATCGGAAGATATTTTTGTCTAAACTCTTTCGTGGTACAAAATTTTTCTGTTCCTTTCATTTCGACACGCTCCCTTTCTTATTTTGGTGTGCTTTTATTTAAATTTATTACACCCTGACTTGTAACCACAATATGAGTAGTTTCTTTACACTTCGGGCAAATCTTTTTGACTTCGCCCGTGGCTTCACAAAGAAGTTTTCCGCATTTGACACATCGTACCTCTTGCATCATTTTCTCTCCTTTGGTATCTCGTCGCCCGTATAATTGAGAATGGCTTGAAGCCCCTCGTTATACTCTTTGTCTGCCTTTGCCTGTTCCTTGTTCTCCCTATGCTCCTGAATGGCTTGTATGGGGTTTTTAATCGGTGGAATGGTATTGCCCCTTGCCACGGATTGACCTAACCGTAAACCTGTACGGAAACCTAAATACAGAATTGAAAAAAGCACTATTGAAAGTGCTGTCGATATTATTGCTATTTGCATTTTCAATACCCTCCACTAAAATAATCTTCATTCGGCACACTTCCGAAGTATGAATTGCCGCTTTTTGGTTTCTCGCTCTCGAAGTTGTAATGCTTGTCCGCTTCGGGTTCGCTTGATGATAACATCCGGGATACACAGAAGCAACGTAAACTGTCGGGGTAATGCGTAACCTCATGAGGCTGTACCGCAACGTCGTTGGGGTTCTTCTCTGATTTCTGGATAGTCGTCAAATGTTTCCATAAGTCGGGGTCAAGCCCCTCGTCAAACGTCAGCTTCGCCGTGGTAATTTCCTCGCCGGTCTGTTCGTCCCTCCGCTTGTACGGTCTTAACCATTCATGGATATTCAGCCAACCGTTTTCACGGTCATTTGAGGTTCTAAGGAGTGAAATACCCTTCTCGTAGAATATCATTGCTGCGCTTTTACCCGTGTCCTGCCGCCTGTTCCATAGGTCGGGCGGGGCGTAATAGGCTTCAATCTTCTCATTGCCTGTAAATTTTAATATCTCCCTTGCGGCGTCGGATATTATAAGGTTTTTCTTCCTCAATGCCCTATAAATTCTCGCGTTGCCGTAATTATCTGTCCAGTACCATAAGGCGGCAAGCGAATCAAGCCCATAGTCGATAGAGACATACCGCTTGTACCAATCCGGCACAATTTCAGGCTTTTTGATATGGATCTCTTTTTTGAGTTCAATAAAGGCAAACCCACATAGAGAAGTAAACCGTCCGTATTGCCGGGCTTCCCGTTCCTCGTCATTCATCACAAGTTCCCTTTGCGCTATTTCTTCCCTTAACAACCATGGGTTATCTTCCCATTGGAACATCCAGTATTCAATATTGGGGTTGTTCTTCTCGTTAAGGAATACCAGCGCATATACCCATGTCAAGCCGAGCAAAGGGGTCATTGTAAACCATATGTCGCCCTGTACGTCCATTACACGCATCCAACATTCTTTAAAAACATCTTCCGGCGGTTCCTCGTCAAACCATATCCAGCCTTTTGACGGGCCCTGGAATGATTCCCTACCTTGTTCACAAGTTTTGAAGCCGATAGTCTGACCGTTTTTAAGTACGATTGTCTCAATTAAAGAGTTTTCAAGATCATCTTTTCTGCCATGCCGCATTACTATGTTATGGATCTCTTTTTTGGGTAACCATCTTAATATTTCCTTTTGTGCAACTTCCTTCTGAACGTCGCTTGTTAATGAAACAACCCATCCGGAAGAAGGTTTCAGCTTACGAAATCTGCCGCTCCCCAAGGCGTGATTTATGGCTTCTACCGCACCGCCGACCGTTTTCCCGGTCCTGTTGCCGCCGAAGATAGCTTTTATACGTTTTGCGCTTTGGTGAAAAGCTATTTGTAATTTATGTATCTTCTCACCGACATTGTACAATTCAAGGCGGTTGTCTTTTACCCTTTTTTCAATTACCGCCTTTAAATCCTCTATTTCGTTGACCAGCTTTATGACTTCCGGTCTTTTCCATACGTTGGGGTTGTCCATATTACCACCGCTTTTCTTCTGCCGTTATTTATAAATATCTCGGGCTGTTAATTATAATAGGCTCCTTGAATTACGGTGTGTCTGCGTATTGCCAAGACATGCCATCACTATACGTAATAGAATCTTTATGTGCGTAAATGCTTACGCCGTCTGTCGTTGCCATTCCAATTTCTTTAAGCATTTCAGTTCTGCCGTCCGTCGTGTCGTACATCCTTTGTCCCTCCCTTCTGTATCAGATTAGGCGATATTTTATAGCCGTCTTTGTCTTTACTCAGGAGTTGTGCCGTCGTGAGTTCTTTTAATACCTTTATGGTGAATGGCTTACTTTTATTGATAACCTTACACATATCATCTACGGCAAGGCGTTTTTTACTTCGTTGGTCAATAAGTAAGTTACTGCCCCAGTCAATGTTCGGCAAAACTTTTTGAATGAATCCCGCAGCTTCGATTGACAATTCCTTATGGTTCTGCATCTCCTTCAAAAACTGCTTAACATACGACGGTTTCCCGCCCGTGTGCTTTGGCGGGTTCTTACTAAGCTTCTTGTTCGGATTGTGCCAGAAGGAATAAACTAATACCCCCTCAAATTCAACCGTGATATGTTCAATTCCTTTCGTTACTTCTCTGCCAAGCACAAACCCATTACCAAGGTTTAACACATTGGTAATGTGGTTGTAATAGTCCAATATTAATTTGTCCATATTAACCCCTCCATGCGGTTAAAAAGTAAAAGGGGAAGCCCATATCTCATGGAAAGATACAGGCTTTTACGATAGCTAATCAACCCTATTTATTTGATAAAAAAAAGTAAATATTATTTACTTTTTAAAATGACCTCCACGCGTTATGCCTGTAAGGCTACAAGGAAAATGGCATGTAAATCGTTTATAATGGGTATTTCTCTGGAGTAAAATTTAAACTCTTTTAACCCGCCCTTTTTGTTTTGTTGCGGGTATTTTCAGGTCGCCTTTTATTATTGGCGGGGTATATGTAGGATATATACACACACCCCCACCCTGGTCAAAAATGCCTGCCGGGTAGTACCCTCCCCATCAGCCTGTCACAAATCCAGCCCGACTGCAACGCTACATTATGTAAATTAAGCGAAATATTTATTTCGTTGAATTAGACTTAAGCCCTGTAACACAGTCATATCAAGGCTTTGAAGGCATAATGCGAAATTGTGATTGTGACACATAATGAAGGAAACACTACATATAGTGGTTAGGTGCCTGTTAACTGCTTGAGCTCTTGCACCTTTTTGTCCATCTCCTTGACAAGATCCGGGGTGGGCTCAACCCGCTCTGAAATGGTTGTTGGCTCACCGCTGGCCAGGGCTTGCTTATCATAGATGGTGCCTAATGCAATGGCAATATCCCTGATGTTGGTCATTTGCAGGTCTCTCAGCTTGCTTACTGCAATCTTCTTTTCTCCGGCTGTAGCATCAGCATTGGCATATACATCATCTATCATATCCTTTATGGCGTCTTCGTCCTCTAAAGCCCTTGTAAAGCGCTTGTCTGTAAGCTTTAAGGCTTTTTGGACTACTTCCCAGGCCTTGTTGATAAATTCAGCCTTTTTTATCGCTCGGCATTCTTCAAATTTATCCTTATTCAAGAAGTTTTCATCCTTTAATAATCCATGGACAGTTGATTCAGGAATACCAGATTGTCTTGCTATGTCAGCTTTATCTAATTCTGGATTGAGATATATTACAGCTCTTACCTTTTCTTTCTGTTCATCGGTGATTTTTTTCCCTCTCAACTGAACAATCACTTCCTTTAATTGCACATAAAAAGGAGCCCTTGTTAGGCTCCTAAGATTGTTTGTTATTGCAGGAGGGGCTTCCCCCTCTCTACATTTTGCATAGCAGCATCCCTGTGTAGTGTCCTGCTATAAGTCTGTCATGTGTATCTAATACTGTTTTTGTTGCCGCTTCATTACCTCTTAATACATATCTGTTTTCCGCTATTGCTTCATCCGCAATTTTCCGGGCTATTGTTTTGGGAGTATTGACCTTGCCACCAAAAACCCTTTTTACAAAAGCTTGCTTGCTTTCCGCTATCCCCCCATGAGCCCGGTGATAATCATTGTCGCTCATATAAAAATGCTCTATACTGTCATACATCATCGCGCCGATTTCAGCATTGTTTCTAAGTGTCAAGGCTTCAAATTCCGATTTTTTCATATCCAATATCCCCTTCCAATCATTTATTGATATCATTGTACATCACTGTCAACGTCTTGTCAACTACAAAGTGAAAATATTTTTATTGCATCAGTTGACGGGTCGATGTATACTATATGAAAGGAGTTGATTGTATGCCATTGTCAAAAGACACTATACAAATATCTGTTGTGCTGCCAAAAGAGGTAGTTGTACATTTGGATGCTGTAGCTGAATCAAATTATTACACCAGAAGTCAGCAAGCAGCCCGGATTATTATTGAGCATCTTAAGCAGCGACTTAAAGAGGATCCCAAGTAGGATCCTTTTTTCCGCAACAAAAAAGCCGCTCAGCAATCCCGAACGGCTCAATGCGTATAAATTACGTCTACATTATAATGTATAAATTTGCATTTGTCAAATATCCTGCACTATTTTTGCACTTATCTGTTTATGTCAACCAAAATAGGTCTTTAGTCCTATCTTTTAAAAATCGCTTGACGCAACCGTCCGCATTGTGTTAA